ATCTGCTGTTAGGGGTATGTCATTCAACATCCTATTCTTGGATGAATTTGCTTTTGTTCCTAACCATATTGCTGATTCCTTCTTTAGTTCAGTTTATCCTACTATTACCTCAGGTAAGAGCACTAAAGTTATTATAGTCTCTACACCTCATGGTATGAACCACTTCTATAGGTTGTGGCATGATGCAGAAAGGGGGAAGAATGAATATGTTCCTACTGATGTTCATTGGAGTGAGGTTCCTGGTAGGGATGCAAAATGGAAAGCATCCACCATTGCAAACACTTCAGAAGCACAGTTTAAAGTTGAGTTTGAATGTGAATTCTTAGGATCTGTTGATACTTTAATTGCTCCTAGTAAATTAAGAGCATTAGTATATGATGAACCACAAACCAGAAGTGCTGGATTAGATGTATATCAACCATGTAAAAATAATCATGATTACGTTATTACAGTTGATGTGGCAAGAGGGGTGGGAGGGGACTACTCTGCTTTTGTTGTGATTGATATTACTGAGTTCCCTCATAAAGTAGTTGCCAAGTTTAGAAACAATGAAATCAAACCTATGCTATTCCCTAATGTTATATGGGAAGTAGCAAAGAGTTATAATGAAGCATTTATTTTATGTGAGGTAAATGATGTTGGAGATCAGGTTGCTGCTATTATCAATTACGATTTAGAATATGAAAATTTATTGATGTGTTCTATGAGAGGAAGAGCAGGTCAGATAGTAGGTCAAGGATTTTCTGGTAAGAAGACACAACTTGGTGTGAAGATGTCCAAGACAGTTAAGAAAGTTGGTTCTCTTAACTTAAAAACTTTAGTAGAAGAAGATAAACTTATCTTTAGTGATTATGAAATTCTTAGTGAATTAACTACCTTTATTCAAAAACATAATTCTTTTGAGGCAGAAGAAGGATGTAATGATGACCTTGCTATGTGTCTTGTCATCTATGCATGGTTAGTAGCACAAGATTACTTTAAAGAACTTACTGATCAAGATGTAAGAAAAAGATTGTATGAGGAACAGAAAAATCAGATAGAGCAAGATATGTCTCCCTTTGGTTTCATTATGAATGGACTAGATGATGATACCTTTGTAGATGCAGAAGGAGACACATGGAAAATAGATAATGGGACTTTAGAATTAGATAGATTGGCAGGAACTCCTGGTAATTGGAATGGTGATGAATATGGGGATAGATCTTATATGTGGGAATATAGGTAGTGGAATTAGATAGTCAAATAAGATTAGGACATCTCCTACTTTCTGATAGGAAATGTAGAGTATGTGGAGAAACTAAAAATTTAATAGATGGTTTTTATTTAACAAGAAAGGATAGAGGAACCTTAGCATCTGCTTATTCCTATGAATGTAAGGTGTGTACAGTGAGAAGAATTGTAGATACTAGGAAGAAAACACAACCTCATACTGATTGGAATTACCCAGATTGGTAGTGTTCATGGATTGTTTCCCCAATGAAAACATCGAAAACAATAAATATTTTCAGATAAACTGAGACGAGGCTAGACGACATGGCGACTCC